AAGTGGGATGCCCCCCATCCGTCATTGCGCTCGCGGGCAATGTCAGGCAGCGGCCCGCCGTCGAACTTCAGGCAGCGGCTTTCGTGGACGATATACGGCGTCCCTTGCACCGGGCTGATTTGGTACGTACGAACGTCGCCATGGCGCTTGTCGGCAGGATCATCGTAATAGCTATGCCGGGTAACGCGCCAACGGTCATAAACTCGCAGGCGCTCAAGGCCCTTTGACCGCTCGACTTCAAGCGGCTTGTCCAACTCCTGCCCGTCATTGACCAACATGACGATCATCGCGCCGCCATAGAGCGCCGACCAGCGCAATGCGTCTGTCATGGCCTGCAACGCGTTGACGCCTTCGATCGCGGCCTTGACGCCATCCTCTACAGGTTCTTCCAGCCCATCAATGTCGAAGCCCGCGCGGGTCATTTCCTCTGACGTAAGATCCACGACGCGCCGCGCAAAGCCATCGCATTCGTACAGCGAGGTCAATTCTGGTTCGGATAACACTCGTGACGTAACTGCACGGGTAAACGACGAACGGTCCTGTCTTGTCCCAACGCCAAGAAACACGTTTTCGTAAGCGCCGTCAGTGCGGGTTACGTCGTTCTTGCGTGGTCGTCCGCGAGGATTGCCGGTCGGCTTCGTCATTAAAAACCCCTTTTCGCGGACAAAGTAATGCGGAATAGGGATTAAAGCAAGCCTTGCAGGTCGAAGCGGTCGCCAAGCGCAATCTCGTTGAACGCACGGGAAGCCGCGTCCACCTGATCGTCATTCGCGCCTGCGGGAAATACATTGATTTCGTCTAGGAAGTCTTCGTTCCAATCGCCCACTAGAATATCGACGTTGCCAGCTTCTGCTTGTGCTGCAAGAGGCATAGCGCGCGTTACCTTATCACCGCTTTCAGGGGATGCTTTGGCGACGAACCCGGCTAGTTGCTGCACATAATAAGCGGCTTGCGCCTTGCCTGCCTGTCCTGGGTCTTGTGGCATGGATATGGTGCAATCTAGGCCATCTTGGCCAGCCGTGTTTAGTAAAAGCCGCTCCACACCTGCGGACGATAGTTGATCGCGAGTTACATGCGCGATGATGAACTTTCCATCGCGTTGACGGCCCACCTTGACCCCTGCGGTATAATCTCCGGCGCCTTCTGTGGCTGCCAAATCCCATCCGCGCACGAACTCTGTGCCAACTGGAATCGCAGGGACTGTACGGAACCATGATCGCTTGAAAAGGCCACCCTCACGCGGCGCAGGGCGTTGCTGCAATTGGCCAGCTGCAGCATACGAACCAAGCGTCTTTTCAAGTTCTGCGACTTGGCGTTCCGGGAACCGCTCTGGAAACATAAGCTCGCCGTCAACCGTGCGAGGATCGCCCTTGCCAAATGACCACTTAGATCGGCCTTCCTCGTATCGCATTGGGATGCAGAGGTGGTCATACCCCAATGCGAGAGCTACGGCAGAAACGTCCTTTTCGTGCAGTCGCTGCATCGCGATGACGATAGCCGAATGCTCATTGTTGACGCGGCTTGGCAGGGCCTCACGAAACGTCACAATGTCCGCCGCAAGTTTAGTTACGCTGTTAGCATCGTCCACACTGTGCGGATCGTCCAGAATGACGAAATCGCCACGTGCGCCGGTCATTGACGTAAACGCCATAGCCTCACGGAATCCGGTCGCGTCGTTTTCAAACTTGGTCTTGGCGTTCTGGTCGCTGGTCAAGATAACCGGCCAACGCTTTTGAAACCAATCCGATTGGATCAATCGACGGCACTTTGTGCTATCTCGCACAGCCAAGTCTTGTTTGTGCGCCGTACCGATAAACCGGCTGGATTGTCTGCCCCTTGGCCCCCATATCCAAGCGGGCCATATCACTCCGGTTAGTAGCGACTTCATCGAGCCAGGCGGGACATTGATTAGCAGTCGCCTGCAATCGCCATTGGTTACGGCTTCAAGGTGGTCGCATATAGCGTCTAGCGCCCACCCCCATTTAATTGGAGTTGCAGGCTCAAGGATATGCCAGCATCGCTTAGCGAATGTCGCAAGCGACCGCCTGCACAACTCCCGTTCCGCCTCCAGTGCAATTGTTGTTATTTCACTTGGGCGCATTGCCAACCGGAACACCGATAGCCGCCAATGCCTCAAGCTGGGCATCGTCTAGCGCGGACATGTCATATTTCATCGTGACAATAGGATTGTCCCGGTCGCCAGAAATTACAACCTTATCGGCAAACGCCTTGGATACCTTGCCAAGAAACCACTTCTCAGCGTCTAGCGCCAATCTGCCCTTTTGTGCATCTTCGGCAGTCTTGGCATCGTACACTGCACGCTCTGCGCGCTCGTGATACCCTAACTCCCTCGCGCGCGTAATCGTGGCATCAAACTCCGGGCTATCCTTCATCCAACCGTAAACGGTCTTGACGTTAGGCATGTCTGCGTCTTTGCAAACATCAAGCAAGCTTCGTCCGCTTTCAATGCGCTCCACCAGGTCGGGTGTTACCGTATCGCGATATGACGGCTCACTATATGCCGCCAATGGCTTACGGCCTTTAGGTGGTTTTGCCATCACTCACCCTCCCAATCCATGCACCACGACGAAGGCGAAGTGGTGGGATTATTGAACACGCCATGGGGCTTGCCGTTTTCATCCCACACCGTGCCAACGTGCATCGGCGGGACCAGCTTGCACCAACCCCAATTGTCATTGTTTGGATTAACGCAAAATGCATCGCAGGTGGAGCAGGTTTCGTTGGTCACTTGGCGCGCTCCAGTTTGTATTGAGCGACGGCGCGGGCGACGCGTTCGTCTACCTCAGTAAACAGCGCTTCATCGTATACGGGGCACCATTCCCTAAGCACCCGCTTCACCGCCTCAACATCAGGATCAACTGGCGGCTGTTCGTGCTTGGCGATCATGTCGCAGAGGGCGGCGAATATCGTTCCGCAGGCGTAATGAGACTTACACAAGTCCAACGTCAGTGATGAAACACCACCGCGCTTCGCCGCTTCAAGCAGCACCCAATCGGCTGGCATTGTCTTATCGCTCATTTCATATCCAGTTCTTCAAGAGGTTCTTGTTTCGGTCGAAGCATCCTAGCATTGCCCGGCCTGTGATCCAAGTGGGAAAACGCCTTCACCTTCCGGCATTGCCTTTGCACATCGCCAACCGTCGTTCCCAGCCTCGCCGCAATCTGTTTCGCCGTCATGCCAGCCCGCTTCATTCCAGCCGCAACGGCCTTGTCTTCGTCTGTCCAGATCATGGGATGTACCTCGTGGGCAGTTCTCCAGCGGCAAGCATCTCCATTATGATCGAAGCTGGTCCGCTTATCGCTCGGTCGCCAGTTGACCAGCGGTGGATTGTCGATCGGTCGCCAATGCGGAGGATTGTGGCTGTCTGTGCGATAGACATCCCTTGATCCTGGCGGATGCGGTTGAAGTCGGTAGGGGTCATGCGATGCACCTATGGCAGTTTTTGCAGGTAACCTCTGACGGCTTCCTAGTGGTAAGTAACAACTTGTCTCCGTCAGTAGTTACCTCCCCAACCCTTCCGTAGACTTGCCTGCCGCAAAACGTCCTGCCTCTCTGCCCCCAGTATGTGGCTGCATGGACTTTCACCGCGCAGCCCTTTCCTTGAGGTATCGACGGATCGCTTTCAAACGGCGCTCGGCGTAGTAGTCTGCCGTATCCTTAGCGGCCCGCTCTTCTCGTTCAGCGACTACATGCGGGAATCTGTCCAAGTAGCGAGCATCTGCATAGCGCTGTGCGATGGTTTCTGCGGTTTGCGTAGGAGCTTGGTAAGACATCTTTGTATTCCCTATCCGGTGGGCAGTGCCCGTTGCGTTGAAACCCTTCTAGTCTCTATCGTTGCGTTTGGCAACAGTTATTTTATGCCAGATCATGGCGTTCCCGCTGGTCGTTTCGGTTGCTGGCGTATGGGCATGGAAGTGCCATGGCGCGCAGACATTGGCCGCGGCCTCACACCCGCCGAAGAAATGGCAAACGCGCGCCGCATGGCCGA